ATCGTGTGGCTCAGGGCGAACCGGAAGCCATGGAAACCGATCTGCTGGCAATTCGGCCTGTCGCGCACCGCTGCCACCAAACGCTGGCAGTACGGCATCGCCCTGATTGTCTGGCGCCTCAACGGGCGTGTTCCGCCGCGCCGACGCTCGCAGCGCTTCGTCGTTGAGAACGCCGACCGCCTGTCAAGGAAAATCGTCCTTTGAGGAAACTTTCTGGTGTACATCGCAAGGCCTTACAGATTTCCGGAATGAGGGTAGAAAACGAATATGCTCGGGAGAGGCGCGCGCGGGACGGCCCGGGGCGCTGGCGTCCGAGAGTCCATCGAGGGGACCAGCGGGGTCCAATCCGCTAACCCTTTGAATTCAATGGTTCCTTCTGGGCCGAATTCGTATGCTGGCGGGCTTGGCGCGCAATATCGCCAGCGACAGGGCCGGTTTTTTGGGAAGCCACCCGGAATCCGGATCCATGAAAACCCCGCGCAAACCCCAATAAACACTGGCCTTCCGGCCGGATACCCCCGGATGCCGCTGGACCCCGCGAGGAGTCCAGCGCGGCATCCGGAATCCGCCGCGCTGGGATCCACCACATTCACGGAACATCGCCCATGACGCTGAGCTTCGCCCCCGAGCGGATCGAGACCTGGCCGCTGGCCAAGCTCCAGCCCTACGCGAAGAACGCGAAGGTGCACGGGGCCGAGCAGGTGGCGAAGATCGCCGCCAGCATGGCCGAGTTCGGCTGGACCGTGCCCTGCCTCGTCGGTGATGACGGCGAACTGATCGCCGGCCACGGGCGCGTGCTGGCTGCCACGCAGTTGGGGCTGACCGAGGCGCCGGTGATCGTGCTGGGGCACCTGAGCGAGGCGCAGCGGCGGGCCTATCGTTTGGCCGACAATAAATTGACCGAACTCGGAACATGGGACGAGGCGCTGCTGTCGGCCGAGTTGCAGGACCTGCTCGCCGACGACTACGACCTGTCGCTGGTCGGCTTCTCCGACGGCGAGCTCGACAAGCTGCTGGCCTTCGATCCTGACGGGGGCGGTGAAGAAGAAGGTGGCGCCGGGGGCTCGGTGCCTACGGTGACCATCCCCGAACCGCCGCGCAACCCGGCATCGCGCACGGGCGATCTCTGGATCCTCGGCGATCACCGGCTGCTCTGCGGCGACTCGACCAGCCGCGACGATGTGCGCCGGCTGATGAACAGCGAGCGCGCGGTGCTGTTCGCGACCGATCCGCCGTATCTCGTGGACTACGACGGGTCGAACCACCCGACGCGCAACAAGGATTGGAGCCAGTCCTACGGCGTCACCTGGGACGACAGCAGCCAGGGCGCCGAGCTCTACGACGGCTTCATCGCCGCCGCCGTCGCCGAGGCGATCACCGAGGATGCCGCCTGGTACTGCTGGCACGCCTCCCGCCGCCAGGCGATGCTGGAAGCCTGCTGGGAGAAGGCCGGCGCCTTCGTCCACCAGCAGATCATCTGGGTGAAGGACCGCGGGGTGCTGACCCGCTCCCACTACCTCTGGAAGCACGAGCCCTGCTTCATGGGCTGGCGCCGCCCGAACCGGCCGCCGAAGGTCGCCGAGGAAACGCTTCCCTCGACCTGGGAGATGCCGTCCTTTGCCAAGGAGGAGCGCCCGGACCACCCGACGCCGAAGCCGCTCGACGCCTTCGGCATCCCGATGCGCCAGCACGTGGCGCGGGGCGGCCTCTGCTACGAGCCATTCTCGGGCTCCGGCTCGCAGATCATGGCGGGCGAGGCCAACGGCCGCCGCGTCTACGCCATGGAGATCAGCCCGGCTTACGTCGATGTCGCCGTGGAGCGCTGGCAGGCCGCGACCGGCCGGGATGCGATCCTCGACTGCGACGGCCGGACCTTCGCGCAGGTGAAGGCCGAGCGGTTGGGCGACAAGGCCGATGCCGCCCCATCCGAACAGAAGCCCGCAGCCTGAGGCTATGGATGACCTGGCTCCACCTTCCTCCGGCCTGCCTGCCGGAGCCGGCGACGCGTGCCTGTTCGGCCTCTCGCTCTGCTCCGGCGCAGGCGGGCTCGACCTCGGGCTCGCCATCGCCTTGCCCGGATATCGAACTGTGGGCCATGTCGAACGGGAAACCTACGCCGCGGCCATTCTCGTGGCGCGGATGGAAGACGCGGCCCTGGATCCGGCGCCTGTCTGGGACGACGTTGCCAGCTTCGACGGCCGCCCGTGGCGCGGCGCGGTGGATATCGTCACTGCGGGCTATCCGTGCCAGCCGTTCTCCGTCGCGGGCAAGCGCCGGGGCGCGGACGACCCCCGCCACCTCTGGCCGCATGTCGCCCGCATCATCGGCGAGTGCACACCGCCCTTCGTCTTCCTCGAGAATGTCGCCCATCATCTCCGCCTCGGCTTTCCCGAGGTCGCCACAGGACTGGTCGGCATGGGCTACAGAACTGCGGCGGGCCTCTTCACGGCGGCGGAAGTCGGGGCGCCCCACAAGCGGGAACGGCTCTTCATCCTCGCCCACCGCGAGCACGACCACATGGCCGACCCCGCGCGCCTGCTCCGGGACCCGCTCCAGCGGTGGGAACCGGACCGAGATGCTCGCCCGCTGGCCGACCCCGATGGCGAGCGACGGCAACAAGCCGAGCGCGGGCAAGCGCAAGACGGCCGACCTGACCGGTGTGAGCCGGATGTGGATGACGCCGACAGCGCGGGATCACAAGGACGGGGCGACGACATTGGCGAACACGCCGGTGAACGGCCTGCTTGGCCGCCAGGTCCTGGTGACGCCGACGGCTGGCGGGAATTCCTGCGAGACGCCCCGGACCTTGAACCCGCTGTTCGTCGAGGCGCTGATGGGCTGGCCCACCGCGTGGACCGGCTTCGGCTCTGTGGCAACGGCGTGGTCCCGCTGGTTGCCGCGCATGCGCTCCGAACTCTCGCAGCTCAATTGCTGGCCAATGGATGAGGACGTGGCATGAAACAGAGCCGCACCATGTCGCTGGTCGAAGCCATCGCCAATGTCGCCGTCGGCTATGTTCTGGCCATCGCCACTCAGATCGTCGTGTTCCCGTGGTTTGGGATCGAGACTGGGCTGGCTGAGCATCTCACCATCGGTCTCGCTTTCGTCGGCGTCTCGCTGGCGCGCGGCTACCTCCTGCGCCGGTTGTTCGAGGCGCTGCGGATGCGCGGGACGAAATAAGCACCGCCGCCCGTTTGGGGCGGCGGCTACAGAATGGACCGGGTGTCAATCGCTGGCGATACGATAGACTCGCCCGCGCCCCTCGACCTTCTCGGAAGCGATCGTCAGGCCCAACTTCTTCTTCAGCGCGCCGGACATGGCGCCTCTCACAGTGTGCGACTGCCATCCCGTGGCGGCAACGATCTCGCCGATGGTCGCGCCACCCTCAGCGCGGAGCATCTCGATCAGCTTCGCCTGCTTCGTACCCGTGCGCGGTGTGCGCGCCTTGGGTGCGGGGTCAGGAACCGGTTGCTGCGGCTCGAAGCCGATGGCGGCGAGCCCCGCGTCGGTGATGTGCAGGAGGATGGCGCAACCGTCCTCGTCGTTGCGCCAGATGCGGTTCAGGGCGGGATCGGCCTTCGCGAGTTGGTCCGTCACCGTCTCGGCGATCAACCCGCGCTTCAGCAATGCGCCGATTACCTTCTGTGCGGCGCCTCCGCGCAAGCTGCCGGGAAGCGGCAGGACGTTGCGGTCGTCGCGCTGCGCGGCGGCGCTAAGGATCACGAGTTGGGCGTCGGAAAGCTGGATCTGGGTCACGGGGTCGTCTCCTTGATCGGGGCCGCGACCGTCGCGGCCCTTCCACGACCCCAAGCCGCGCATCGGCGCGGCGGGAGTTCCGGCGGCGGCGCCGGTCAGGCGTCTGGCGCGTCCTCGCCGAAGGCGAAGGCCGTGATATCGGCGAGCCGCTCGGCGATGTGGCCGAGGCTGCCGACATGGCTCCAGTTCACCTCGTCCGGGCCGACGTTGAAATGGTCGTCGCTGAGCGCCTGCAGGCGGGCGAGCATCCCGTCGATCTCGGCCTTGCGCGAAACAAAGGCGGCGAGCGCAGCGTCGCGGTTGCGGCGTGCCCTTTCGGCGCGGAGTTCGTGGCGGGGTGTGGTCTCGGGGTTCAGGCGGTTCATGGCTGGCTCCGGGTGAGTTGCATCGTCCTTGTGATCGGACGTTCGCTCGAGGCGCCCGGCTTATCAACTCGATAAGCACCTGAGTTTGAATGATAATCGGAACCCGTCATGCATGGCATGAGCGAGCGCCAGTATGCCGCCCGCGTCGGCCTGTCACGCGGCGCGATCCAGAAGGCGAAGGCGGCCGGAAGGCTCGTCCTGCACGAGGATGGCAGCATCGACGCGGATGCGTCCGACAGGCTTAGGGCCGAGACGACCGACCCGTCGAAGACGAGGAAGGCGCAGAAGCTGAAGCCCGTCCCCGAAGCGGCGGTGTCGGCGGTTGGCGACACGCTGCGCGAACAGGGGCTTGCTGCCCCAGCGACCGGCGGCGGCACGACCTTCCTGCAGGCAAAGACCGCGCATGAGGTGCTGAAGGCGCAGGAGCGGCGCATCCGGCTGCAAAAGCTCAAGGGTGAGCTTGTCGACCGCGCCCGAGCGGAAACGCTCGTGTTCCGCCTCGCGCGCGAGGAACGCGACGCGTGGGTGAACTGGCCGGCGCGGGTGGCGGCGCCGCTGGCAGCCGAACTGGCATTGGCGCTCGCACAGGCTGCGGATGCCGAAAACGCAAATGCACAACCGGCGGTCACGACCGCGCTGATCCAGAGACTGCTCGAAACCCATGTCCGCGCCCAACTCGACAGCCTCGCCGAGGTTCGGCCGAGGCTCGGATGACGGTGCGGAGGAATTCGACGGGGCGGAGGGGATTCTTCGGGCCTGGCGGAGCGGCATCCGGCCCGATCCCGACCTGACGGTCTCGCAATGGGCGGACCGCCATCGCCGGCTGGGGACCCGCGCAAGCGCCGAGCCGGGGCGTTATCGCACGGACCGCACGCCCTACATGCGCGAGATCATGGATCGGCTGAGCCCCGGCGATCCGACCCAGCGGGTGGTGTTCCAGAAAGCCGCGCAGGTGGGCGCTCCGCTGGCGCTGGATACGCCCGTGCCGACGCCCTTCGGCTGGACCACCATGGGCGAAATCGCGCCGGGCGATCTGCTCTACGACGAGGGAGGGCGCATCTGTCGGGTCACGGGTCTGTCGCCGGTTTTCACCCACCGCGCCTGCTTCGAGGTCGAATTCGACGATGGCGAACGGATCGTCGCGGATGGCGATCATCGCTGGCCGGTATGGGACTTCACGAACGACCGCCCCGTCGCGCGCACGCTGACCACGGCGGAGATGGCCGGACGCGTGACGATCGGGGCGGGCAAGCGCCGGCGCTATGCCATAGACTGTTGCGACGCGGTCGACATGCCGGAGCAGGATCTGATTCTGCACCCTTACGTGCTCGGGCTCTGGCTCGGGGACGGCGCGTCGATCATGAACCATGTCTCGGTGCATGAGGATGACGCCGAGATCGTCGAGCATCTGCGCGCCTGCGGGGTCGAGGCCGAGTTCCGGCTGCCCAAATGGCGCAAGGGTCGGATCGCCAATGTGGTGATCGACCCGACCTTCCGGCTGCGGCGGCCGGACGGCGCGTCGGTTTCGGAATGCTTCCGCTCTCGCTTCGTGACGAGGCTGCGCCAGCTCGACGTGCTCGACAACAAGCATGTGCCGCTCGCGTACATGCGGGCGAGCCGCGCGCAGCGGCTCGAGCTGGTGCGCGGGTTGATGGATTCCGACGGCACCATCACGCCAGATGGCAAGCGCTGCGAGTTCTCGAACGCGGATCGCGGGCTGGTCGACGCGATGGTCGAACTGCTCCGCAGCCTCGGCTACAAGCCGGCGGTCTATCGCATGGCCAGTCGGCGCAAGGTGTTCGGGACGGACGGGCGCGTGACGCGTTCCGCGCAATACTGGCGGGTGTCCTGGACGGCCTATGCCGAGGAGCCGATGTTCCGGCTCTCGCGCAAGCGGGCGCGGATGCGCTCGATCGAGAGCGGACGGCCGGGGCGGAGCCGCCGGCGCCGCATCGTTGCGATCCGGTCTGTGCCGAGCGTGCCGGTGCGCTGCATCGAGGTGGACTCGCCAAGCCACCTGTTTCTTTGCGGCAAGGGCTGGATCCCGACGCACAATACCGAGGCCGGCAACAACTGGATCGGCTTCGTGATCCACCACGCGCCGGGCCCGATGCTGGCAGTCCAGCCGACGGTGGAGCTCGCCAAGCGCAACTCGCGCCAGCGGATCGACCCGCTGATCGAGGAAAGCCCGGCGCTGAAGGAGCGCGTCCGGCCCGCCCGCGCCCGCGACAGCGGCAACACGCAGCTGTCGAAGGATTTTCCGGGCGGCGTGCTGGTGATGACCGGCGCCAACTCGGCGGTGGGGCTTCGCTCGATGCCGGCCCGCTACGTGTTCCTCGACGAGGTGGACGCCTATCCCGCCTCGGCCGACGAGGAAGGAGACCCGGTCGGGCTTGCCGAGGCGCGGTCGCTGACCTTCGCCCATCGGCGCAAGGTGTTCCTGGTCTCAACCCCGACGATCCGGGGGCTCAGCCGGATCGAGCGCGAGTTCGAAGCCAGCGACCAGCGCCGCTTCTTCGTGCCATGCCCCCATTGCGGCGCGATGCAGTGGCTGCGCTTCGAACGGCTGCGCTGGCAGAAGGGCAGACCCGAAACGGCGGCCTACCATTGCGAGGCCTGCGAGGAGCCCATCGAGGAGCACCACAAGCCGGCGATGCTGGCGGCGGGCGAATGGCGGGCCACCGCCGATGCACGCGATGCGCGGACGGTGGGCTTCCATCTCTCGGCGCTCTACTCGCCGCCGGGGTGGAAGAGCTGGGCCGACATCGCGCGGGACAAGGAGACGGCCGCGGGCTCGGACGAGGCCGAGCGGGTGTTCCGCAACACGGTGCTGGGCGAGACCTGGATCGAGACCGGCGACGCGCCCGACTGGCAGCGAATCGCCGAGCGGCG